TTCAGTAACTCAGTTCCAAGCTGATGTTCCAAACGGAGATGTTTTTTCATATAACTTAGCAGAGGATGGAATTGTATTTGAAGGTGGCATGACTATATCGGCTATGTCAAATGCAATTGTTACTGTTATAATAGATAAATAGGAGGTTAAATGGCAAACACTACCTCTGGTACAAATGTTTTTGAAAAAGGTTTTTCTATTGCTGACATAGTTGAAGAATCCTATGAAAGAATAGGAATGCAAGGTGTTTCTGGTTATCAATTAAAAAGTGCCAGACGTTCTTTAAATATTATGTTTCAAGAGTGGGGCAATAGAGGGCTTCACTACTGGGAAGTTAATAATACATCATTAACTTTAGCAACAAATCAAAAAGAATATGAAATATTTAGATCTTCATCTGAGGGTGATTCTAACGGTGTCACTACAACTATAACATCAAACATTGCAAATAACGTTACAACTATACCAGTTGCTTCAGTAAGTAATATGCCAACATCTGGCAAAATAAAAATTAATAATGAAATAATTTCATACACAGGAATATCCTCTTTAAATTTAACAGGTGCAACAAGAGGAGTGGATGGAACTACAGCGCAAGCACATTTAAGTTCAGGCCCAGTAACTAATTTTGTAAATGGTGCCGATGATATTTTAGAAGCTGTCTATAGAAATGTATCATCTGGATCAGATGATATAGACGTATCTTTAAATAAAATTTCTAGATCAGAGTATCAAGCGTTATCTAATAAAAGTTCTACAGGACAACCAACACAATATTATGTTCAAAGATTTATAGATAGAATTAAAATAACTTTATACCTAACACCAGGAACTTCTGAAAATGGAAAATTTTTAAATTTTTATTATGTAAAAAGAATACAAGATGCAGGTGGTTATACAAACGATGCAGACGTGCCTTACAGATTCGTCCCTTGTATGATTGCAGGTTTATCTTACTACCTATCACAAAAATTTGCACCAGAGAGAATACAAAACATGAAATTATTATATGAAGATGAATTAAATAGAGCGCTATCAGAAGATGGATCTTCTACTAGTTCTTACATAACACCTAAAATTTATTACCCAGGAGCATAATGGCAAATCAATCATCAGGAAAATATTCAAAAGCCATATCAGATAGATCAGGTATGGAATTTCCATATAAAGAAATGGTTAAAGAATGGAATGGCTCTTTTGTGCATATATCTGAGTTTGAAGCTAAACATCCACAATTAGAAATAAAACCACATGCCTCTGACCCTCAAGGTTTAAGAGATGCTAGACCAGATAGAACAGAAACTGCAGTTCCAAATTTATTACCATTGAATCCATTTAAAATAACAAATGGCAGCACAACTATTGTTGTTAGTGAACCAAATCATGGTAGATCTACAGGTAATACAGTCAGATTTAGAAATACAACTAATGTAGGAAATGTTACATCTGCAACAATTACTCAAGCTGCAGGGTATACAATTACAAAAGTTGATGATAATACTTATAATTTTACAACTGGAACAACAGCTTCTAGTACGTTACAAGGAGGAGGTGGACTTGCTTCAGCAGGCCCAGTTAATATTACAGCATAATGGCATACACTTTAACAAACTTACAAGATGATATTAGAAATTATACAGAAGTTGATAGTTCTGTATTGTCTACTGCCATTTTAACTACAATAATAAAAAACGCTGAAAACAGAATTTATAGAGAGGTAGACTCTGATGATAATAGATTTTATGCAACATCTAATTTAGCTGTTGGTAATAGATATGTAACAATACCCTCTGATCTAAGAATAATTAGATATGTGCAGTTGAAAGATTCAAATAATAATCAAGTATTTCTAGAAAAAAGAGATACTAGTTTTATGACAGAATACTATAATACTCCATCTACAGCTGATGGTTTACCTAAATACTATGCTAATTGGGATGCTAATTTTTGGGTTGTAGCACCAACTCCTGATCAAACTTATCAGATAACATTGGCTTATGTAAAGCAACCAGAGAGTTTAACAACTAAAACATCTGGAACATATGTTTCAAATAAATACCAAGATTTGCTTTTATATGCTGCTCTAGTAGAAGCGTATGGGTACTTGAAAGGCCCCTCAGATATGTTACAATACTACGAACAGTCTTATCAAAGAGCAATACAATCGTACGCGGTTGAGCAACAAGGCCGTAGACGCCGAGACGAATATAATGATGGTGTTATTCGTACTCCACTTAAATCAGAATCACCATCTAAATATTAAGGAGATATAACATGGCAAACATAGTACCTAATTCTTTCAAGTCTGGATTGTTAAAAGGAACTTTTAACTTCGACACTTCAGGTAATGGAGGAAATGAGTTTAAGTGTGCCTTATATACAGCTATCACAGGATACAGTATAACTTCTACTACTTTTCAAGCTGGAGTTGGTAATAATGAAGTAAACCCTTCAGGAACAGGTTATACTGCTGGTGGACTAGCTCTAACAAATACTGGAGTTGATGGAACAACCGCAACATCTTTTACAGATTTTGGTGATTTAACTTTTCCATCAGTTTCATTAACTGCTAGAGGAGCTGCAATATATAAGTCAACTGGTGGCGGAAATGAATTAGTTCTAGTGTTAGACTTTGGTGGAAATAAAACGGCAACGAATGGTGATTTCGTCATTCAGTTTCCTTCAAATACTACATCAAGTGCTATTATTAGAATTGGCGACGCGTAATATTAAGGATTAAATAAATGGCTTTTGTATTAAATGACAGAGTTAAACAGACAAGTACATCTACTGGAACTGCTACTATTAGTTTAACAGGAACGGAAGTTGGTTTCGAAACTTTTGTTGCAGGTATTGGTGACACTAATAATACTTTCTATTGTATTTCACATGATGGTACAGCTGATTTTGAAGTCGGTATTGGTACAGTAACTGATTCAGCTACTGATACACTTTCTAGAGATACCGTTATCTCCTCTTCAAATTCAGATAACAAAGTAAATTTTCAAGCAGGAACTAAAACTGTGTTTTGTACTTATCCTGCAAAGAGAGCTCCGTCTGCAGCTATGACAGCCACAACTTACGTAACAACACACTCTTCTACTATTTCTGATGTTCAAACAATGGACTCAGGAGTTTTAGCGGGCCCTGTAACCGTATCAGGTACAGTAACAGTGACAGGTAATTTAGTAATTATATAATGAGTACAATAGAAGTAGATAAGATACAGCCACAATCAGGAACTAATTTACAAATTGGTGAAGCTGGTGATAGTTTAACATTTCAAAATAATGTTATTCCAAACACTGCTTTAGCAAATGGATCAATTACTATCAATGGTGTATCTGTAAACTTAGGTGGATCAGCTACAATACCAACTGAAACACAACCTGTTATATCTAGTTTTACACCTACAGTTATTGATGCAGACGTTGGTGGTACAATAACTATTACAGGACAAAATTTTGCATCGATACCAAAAGTAGAATTACAAAGAGCAAATGGTGCATTTCAATCTGCAACATCAGTTACATTTACAAGTGCAACAACAATAAGTTTTACAACTGGCACAGCTGGTTTAACAAACGGACAGAACGTTAGAATTTTAGTTACAAACCCAGATGGTAATGCAGCTAGAAGTTCATCAGATTTAACAGTATCTGATGGCCCTGTATTTACAACGACATCACTTCCTGATGGTGCAGCAGGCTCATCTTATTCACAAAATATAGATGTAACTGGAGATAGCGCTGTAACTATTTCACAATCGGTTGTATCTGGATCTTTACCTCCAGGAATAACTATCGGAACAACATCAAATCCAGCAGGATCAACATACAGAGCAGTAATATCAGGAACTTTGCCTTCACCTGCTAGTGAAACAACATATAGTTTTACTGTTAGAGCAACAGACGCACAAGGCCAAACAACAGATCAAGCCTTGTCAATTAAAGTAACTGTTGGTATTAATAACTCTGGAGGATTCTGTTAATGGCTAGTGCATATTTAAGAAAAGCTCACGAAGGAGCAGGTAACAGAAAAACATTCACTATATCAGCTTGGGTAAAAAGAGCAGTAACTGGTGGAGATCATACAATATTTTCTCAAGGTACTCCTGGTGGCGGCTATTATTCAAAACTAAGAATTAGAACTGATGATGTTTTGCAGTATGAGGATATTCCTAATGCAGGAAATGTAAATTTAAAAACTAATAAATTATTTAGAGATACAAACGCTTGGTATCATATTGTAGTGAGAGTAGATACTACACAAAGCACAGCTGCTGACAGGGTTAGAATTTATGTAAATGGAACTCAAGAAACAAGTTTTAGCACTGCTAACTATCCTGCACAAAACAACGATCAACAAGCAAATGAAAATTCTAGTATGTCAGTAACAGTAGGGGGAAGAACTGCTACTAACGATGCATATTGGGATGGTCAAATGGCACACGTACATTATTCTGATGGTCAATCTTATGCTCCAACTACTTTTGGAGAAACAGATAGTAACGGTGTTTGGATACCTAAAACAGCACCCACTGTTTCATATGGAGTTAATGGATTTTTTCTAAAATTTGATAATGACTCTAATATGGGCTTAGATTCATCAGGTCAATCACATAATTTAACGACAACAGGAACTATCATACAAAACAAAGATACGCCAACAAACAACTACACTTGTTTAAATCCTTTAGATATTAATGTTGGTGATTCAAATACTTTTTCAAATGTTAATAGCTCATTGAGTACAAATAATAGTGGTTCAAGATCGACTTTTGCTCCAGACTCAGGAAAGTGGTATGCTGAAGCAAAAATGCCTAGTAACACATCTTGGTTAGGAGTACAAGACCAATCAGTCAAACTTGTATCTCTTTCAAATTCTGTAATGCTTTATCCTGCGGGAGCAACAATGTATGTAGATGGCACTAATCAAGGAAGTGGTGGCTATGGTAGTGCATGGTCAGCAAACGATATTATGATGATTGCTATGGATTTAACTTCTACACAGAAAAAAGTTTATTTTGGAAAAAATGGTGGTTGGTGGAATGGTTCAGATTATACAGCCAATTCTCCTTCAACTGGTTTGAATTTAAGTAATAATATAAATTATGCATTTAGAAATACTAGTGGTTCTGGAACACAAACTACGCATTGGAATTTTGGCAATGGTTATTTTGGAACAACAAAAATAACTTCAGCAGGATCAAATGGAAATGAATCTTTGTTTGAATACGATGTACCATCAGGATATTATGCACTAAACACTGAAAATTTAAAGGAGCAATCATAATGGCAGATTTTACTACAATAAAAAAACCTAAGGATTATTTTAATACCGTTACATATACAGGTAATGGTGGTTCTCAATCTATCACAGGCGTTGGTCATCAACCTGACTGGGTTTGGATAAAAAAGAGAAATGGAGCAGCCGATAGCTCATTAATGGATGTTGTTAGAGGAGTAAGAAAATCTTTAAGGTCAAATAAAACAAATGGAGAGTATACAGAATCATCAGGTTTATCTTCTTTTGATAGTGATGGTTTTAGTTTTGACGGAAGTGGTTTTAATCACGTAAATACAAATAGTGATTCTTTTGTAGGTTGGTGTTGGAAAGCAA